CAACGTATATGTCCCTCTCCCAAGGAATCATATTTTCAATTTCCCATAATGAATATTTATGGTACTGCATTAATGAAAAATTAAGTTTAAAGTAATTCTCAAGGTCCATATGGACCATACTTATGCGAAAAAACTTGCTAACCCTTCTAACACCACTTCACTTTCAACTTCAGTTACTGGATTCGTCACCTTAATTGTATGAGAAAGTTTTGGCATTGTCTCAAAGAACCTCTCAATATCTTTGAACTGAGATGAGTTCATTGATTCTAAAAAGTCTGCCATTTCTTTTTTAGTCACATCTGCGGCAGTCCAAACTTCTTCTTCAGTAAAGATTTTATCAATGCAAGATGCAATCAATTCAAAAGATTGATCCATTGCATTCTTATTACCAAAATCAAAATTACTCTTGATAAATTGGTCCAAAGAAGGATACTTCATTTCCATCATAATAGAATCATCAAGTTTGATTCTGTTTGAATGCTCATCATTTTTTTGGACTTTAATATCATCCAAATTAATTTTTACTGGAACTTGAGTTTCGCCATCATCAGGGCAAATAATATTAACTTCAAGTTCTTCTCCAACAGACTTACCACGAATATTTAAAAACAAATATTCAATGTCAAAAGTAGGAAGAGATTCTACTTTAATATTTTTTGTAAGGATACAACTTTTGATAACTGTTTTAATTGCTGTTGTAATTTGCTTCGTATCTTCACTCTCTAAAGCAATTACAAGCAACTTTTCTTCTTTAACAAGAAACGGTCTATATTGAATAGTCTCTCCAGTTGAAGGCAATTCAAGTTCATAAGTTGGTGTAGAAATCTTAGGTAAAGGCATAATATCCTATAGAACTTCAGGTGTGATTATTTATGGGGGATGGACAGATGGGGAAGTGTCCACTCAACCCCAAACGACCCACAAATCCGTGCTATGATAACTACAGTTCAAACAAACCGATGAAAGGACTTCTCAACTTCTATCTTGCATCTGCCCTCACCGTAACAACTGCAGCAACTGGTGCTTGCTTTGTCTGGTATGTTCAAGAGTATGATGCAGCATATAAGTACCACAAAGTTGCTCCAGAAGTTTCTCAAATCCACCGCAACAACTCTCTGTGGTTGGGTTTGTGGGGAGGAATTTATGGACTCACTGGCGTAGTAAGTGCTATTGGTCTGTCTCAGGGTATTAAAAAAGAGCAATGAAAACTCTTATCATCTCATTGCTCCTAATACCATTTTTAGTTGTTGGGGGAAGCACTGTTCTATTTGCAGTTCTTCAAAACGCAAAAGTAGAACTTCCAACTCCAAACTGAGGGTCTTTAAGACCCTCTTTTTTTATACCCCACTAAAAGGAGATATTGGTCCAACATTTCTACCGACGTAAGGAAGTCCAGACTCAACTTGCCTTTGGTTTGAATTAATAGCATTAACTATTTCTTCACCCTCATAAACCTGAAGAGAATTGCCAGAGGATAATGCATTTTGAACTGATAATCCTCCAGTTGTATCCACACCAAACTGAGGACTAGTAAAGGTTTGATATGCGGCAACATTAAATCCTGCTTGCTCCAATGGATTATTAAGAGATGATTGAGTATTCTGTACGTCTGGTGGTGGAGCAGAACCATCAAGTTCTTCAACGTAGTATCTAGAATAAGTAAAAGAAACAGTACACTTCAGTAAAGAAGATGAATCATAAGATATTGGCATAGAAGATATGCTAATAGGATATGCCTTTAAAAAAGTGTATGTTAATCTAGATTGATAATCTTTCTCAAATTTAACAATAGAGAAATTTGTTTGATATTCTTCTGGATACCTAACACTATAGAAGAAGTTTGGTAGTTGAAGGCCAACTGCACCAGATGGACTTCCACTAATACTTTCATTCATAATGTACTTAATCCAGGTTTCAAAGAATTTGATTACAGTATATTTGGTATCAACATAAAAAGTTAAGTCAATTCTATCATCATAAATTCTACGGTATGCGTGTCTTTCAGTGACACCAGTATAATCATTATTAATTTCAAGAGTTGCTAAACTTGAACCAGGCAACGTTGCTTCACTACACGCAAGTTGTAGGTTAGATTGTTCTGTAGAAAAATTGACACCATTTTTTGCCATTATCTTACCGAAATCACCAGCATTACCATTTGGCATGGTAAGGTATAACTCATAGTGAGATGTTAATGCTGGTTTAAGCAAGGAACTTTTTATTTGTGATACGCTTCTTGCTGCTGGCTGTGGAACTGCCATCTATAAATACTTTTTGACCGTATATATTATGTAGTAAGGATAATGGCAGAAAGCATCAAGAGCAAATACAAACCCACATATCCACAAAAATACATTGGTGATCCCAACAATATCATATGCAGAAGCAGTTGGGAAAGGCGTTTCTGTCATTGGTGCGATCTGAATGAAAACATCATTGCTTGGGGTAGTGAAGAGATTCGCATCAAATACTACGACCCCGTAAAACAAAAGGTAAGAAATTACTTTCCAGATTTTATTATTAAAGTTAGAGAACACTCTGGAGATATTAAAAAGTATATTGTCGAGATCAAACCAAAGAAACAAACTATTGAGCCAAAACCAAGATCAAGAACCACCAAATCTTATCTTCACGAAGTATACACATACGCAACTAATCAAGCAAAGTGGCGTGCTGCTCAAGAGTTTTGTAAGGACAATATGATTGGATTTAAGATTATCACAGAACAAGAATTAGGAATCAAGTAATGGCAGAAGGTTTTGGTCAATATGCCAGCGTTCCTCCAAGAATGAGAGAACTAAAAAAAAGAATTGATGCTGCTGGTACATATGATCCAGAAGACCTGATGCTAATTATTATGGATGTATTGAGGGAAGAAGTGTTATATCCAGAACCAGGAAAATTTTATACCTTTGTTTATAATCCAAAAACACCAGACATTGAATATGATCAACATCCTTTGATTGCTTGTACGTCCTTAGAAAGGTGGGGATTCAAAGGAATTAATTTTCACTGGAGAGAGGGTAGACAATATACATGGGAAGAAGTTGTAGGTAAACTTCATGTCGTAAAATATGAAGAACTAGACGAGATGCTATCCATACCTTATAGAAAAATACGTCTAAATAAATAAAAACCCCCCTCATAAATGTCTCATACTCTACAAAAAATTGAGATGATTACTCCTGTAAAAAATTGGAGGGAGTTTTGATGGCAAAAACTGTACTAGTAGAAAGTAAACCAGCAATAACAAAAGTAGGAACTTCAGGAACCCCCCTAGAGTATTATGTACAAACTCAATATCAAGTTGATGATAATGGAAAACTAATACAGGGTTCAGCAAAATCTTTTATTGCATATAATAATTCCACTGTTCCTGGAGTAAAAAACTTCGTTCAAGCAGCAGAAACAACAGACGGTGGTGCCAATTGGACTTTTAAGAATGGTGTAGATGGAAAACCTATTTTTGGTGCTGACGCTCAAAAATCCTTGAAGCAAGGTGCATTGAGAACGGATACGCAAAATGCTATTACATCTTCTGCAAAGAATGCTCCCCAACCATTATCTGCAGAAGATCAAAAACAACTAGCAACAAGTGCCAAAAATAATGCGGGAACAGAAGCACAACAAGCACAAGCAGCAGTAAGAGAAGACATAAAAACAGCAGAAACTAAATCAAGATTTAAATTTCCAGAAAAATTAACATACCCATCAAATCTACAAATAGAACACCAAGATGTAATTAAATTTAATATGCTAAAGTATGAACCAAGAAGTTTAAATGAATCAGCAAACCAAGGATTAGGTAGTTTTGGAGAAAGAAGTAATTTCACATCAAGAACAATAGGAAATGTTTTTTTACCTATACCAGGGGGAATTACAGACACTAATGCAGTAACTTGGGGGAGCGATTCTCTACCATCTGGAGCAAAGGCATTAGCAGACTTAGCAAACTCAATAATAACTGGTGGGGCAGAATCTGGAGCATCAACTGCAGAAAGGCAAATAGGACAAGCGCAAGAATCATCCGGAGAAATAAAAAAAGGACTTGCCGCATATTTTACCGAACAAGCAATTGGACAAACAAATATTCTTTCAAGAACTCAAGGAGCAATTCAAAATCCAAATATGGAATTATTATTTTCTGCACCTTCATTGAGACCTTTTAGTTTCACCTTTAAATTATCTGCAAGAAGTGTAGCAGATAGAGAACAGATTAGACAAATAATAAGATTTTTCAAACAAGGAATGGCAGCACAGAGATCGGAGTCGCAACTATTCCTCAAAGCACCACATACATTTAAAATACAATACCTACACAGAACTAAAGATCATCCATATATCAATTTAATAAAAGAGTGTGCTCTACAGTCCTTTACAGTGAACTACACGCCAGAAGGAAACTATATGACATTTGCTGATGGATTAATGACATCATATGAAATATCAATGCAATTCCAAGAACTTGAGCCAATCTTTAATGATGATTATTCAAAACTAGACCAAGACAAAGATACAGTAATAGGATACTAAAATGGCAACTCCATACTTTAGACAACTACCATCTTTTGAATATGTTAGCAGATTACCAGATGCTAAAATTAGTGATTATATTGAAGTAAAAAATTTATTCAAAAAAGGAGCACTTCGTCCTGACATATTTCAAGAAGTATCTTTCTTTGAAAAATATAAAATTACTGGAGATGATCGTCCAGACAACGTTGCCTTTGAAATCTACAATGATTCATCTTTAGATTGGGTAATTCTGCTCTCAAATAATATTATTAATATTCAATCAGAGTGGCCAATGACACAGGTATCTTTTGATACTTATCTAAGAGAAAAATACGGAGTCGGTTTAAATACGGAAGAAGAAATATATGCGAAAATTTATAATGGAATACATCACTACGAAACTGTAGAGATTAAAAATAGTCAAGGAGTTGTAATCATTCCTGCAGGACTAGAAGTTCCTCAGAACTATGCTTCTGGTTCATCTTACTATGATGCATTTAGAAATTCTCAAGTTACTCTCTCAAATGTAACAATACCAGTTACTAACTACGAGTATGAAGAAAAACTTGAAGATGCAAAGAGAAATATATTCGTACTCAAACAAAGATACTTAAATATTGTTCTTGATGATATGGAAGAACTGATGACATATAAAGAGGGTTCCAGTCAATATAAGACTGGAACCCTCAAGAGAGCTGATAATATTAGACTCTATTCTTAATCAATCTTCAGCAAGACGCTGGAAGTAAGAGAGAGCATCGTCTTCATCCTCATCAACAGAACTGATTGTAGGAAGTGAAGGAGACTTGGAACGAGCATAGGACTGTTCCAGTTCTTCCACCACACGATCTTGAACGGTAGGAGTTTGAGTAAACTCTTCAAGTTCATCTTCTTGCTCAACCACTGCACGAGAACGAGCAGGAGTAGAGTTCTTAAGACCCAGAACCATGTTCATGCGACGCTCAAGTTCTTCATAGGACTTGAATTGATCTGGAGCAGTGATTGCGGTCAGCGAATACTCTTTCTTCCAGAGGGCTTCCAGAGCATCATCATCATCCAGTAGTGGTTCAACTGAACCAAATTCTGACTTGTCATAGTTCCAATACCCATCTTTCTTTACGATCTTGAGTTTGAAATTAGCACCCTGCCAGAAGTCAAAGGGATTGATAGGAGTCTCATCTTCAAATTCAGGTTGCATTGCTTCCATGATTTTATCGAAGATCTTCTTACCATATTTGAAGAGAAACACCTTACCTTCGTTATGAGGATTTACAGGATCTTTTACGACGTAGATGTTGCTGTAATAAGACAGTTTACGCTTTTGTTTGCGAACAGTTTCTTTGTTGGATTCGATACCACTGTTCCACAGTTCACGATTATATTCACCAAGGGGATCTTTTTGTCCAATGGTGGTCAAAGAGTTTTCAATGTACCAACCACCAGGACCTTGGAATGCGTGGGAATACATCTTTGCCCAGGGAAGTTCTTCACCTTCGGGGGCAGGCAGGAAACGGATAACTGCGAAACCGTTACCAGTTTTATCCATTTCAGGTTTCCAGAGACGCTCATCTGCGCCACCAGAAGTTGTACTCATCTTCTCTACTTCCTTTACCAGTTTCGCAGTCAGCGAACCAAGAGAAGATTGCTTTTTAAGGTCGTTAAAAGACATTTGTGTACCTCGTATTAGTAGGATTTGGCCTTTGTGTACTTCGTTATTCTACAGGTCGGAACCCGTTTTGTCAATCTGCTGCTTCATCGAATCAAGCATTTTGGACATATTGTTCAAAATGATATTCATGTCAGTGCCAGGAGGCATACCCATCATAATAGCAGAGTTAATGATACGTTCTTTCATTTCTCTTGCTTCAGGATCATCAGACAAACTCATTCTTGTATAAAGAACTTTTTGTTTTTCCAAAAGAGTTTCCAAAACCTCAACATGCTCAAGCTTCTCTTCCTTAGACATCGAAGGAAACTTGAAGACATTTTTATAAATCTGTTCTTGAAGTTCTGCGATTTCCGTCATTTCTGCACGGACGACTTCGGAACTAAAGAAACTCATTGACCCTCCAAAATAATTTCTTTCAAGATTTTACGAAAACGAAATACATCAATATTTAGAAACGGATTATATTTTCTAATCCGCCGACTGACGGTTTGCCACACCGGGTCTTGAAGTTTCTTATCAAAGTTCTTTGAATATGCAAAGATCTTATCAAAAAGAACCATTGTTTCCAATGATACTTTACCACTTAAAAACTTTTTAAGTAAAACAGGATGTCCATTCGAACACTTAAAGACATCCTCAAATTTGTTATCTTCAAATAGAGATTGACTTTCTTCTTTAAAGATATAGGACAACGATTGAATTTTCTTTTGCCATACTTGATATCTTGTTTCTCCCTCTTTCATCATTTCACCAATCCAAAGTGTTTCTGGATCGGGGCAAGAAACAAAGTTAGCAACAAAAAATTCTACAACCTCTTGATCTGTTTTCTGTCTTGAAATTTTTTCAAACCAGAATCGATCTTTACGTTTGTAGAAAGACTGAACTGTTGCTCTACTTTTTCCACAATACTTATGATAATCGTAACTATCTTTTGTAAAGTGATTCTTTAGAGCAAGATATTCACGAAACGCATCGAATGGCATCATTAAAAAATCAATTTAGCACGGGAAGTTTTTTTAAGAAAGTTTAGTTCCATTGCCTCATACTTAATCTTTTCTTTCAAAGGTTTTGAGATGAGTTTTGGAACCGATTCTAAGTCAATGTTGTTTTGTTCACAGAAATAGATAATCGCATCAATATAATTCATCTCAACGTTTACTTGCACAAGATTCTCAATCTCTTGCGCAAAACGTGATGGACAAAAGAACTTATTCTCTAATGCTTTCTCTAATTCATTCTCCATCTGGCCTAGTATTGTGATGTACAAATTCTTTGATATAACGAACTAATAGTCTAATATAATCGTCTTTGTTCCTTTTGTCAAATACTTTGACTTCACCACCAGGAGTTACCATGAGTGTAATGAGTTTTTTAACAACCTGACCAGTGAGTTCGTAATATGCTGCAGCGTAGAATGTCTCTTGAACAAAATAGTTTTCAATCCATTCTTCTGGTTTGATTTTATCCGAAGTTTTAAAGTCAATGACTGCTAACTCTCCTTCGTATTCTGCAATACAATCAACTCGTCCAGCAAGTCCAAGGTATTCAGAATAGAGAGTTCTTTCAATCGCGTGAATATTATTTATCTTATCAAGATAAGGTTTTGCATGAATATACATGAACTTTGTCAGGGGTTGATAATCATCCCAATTTAGTTCTTTATTCTCTAGGTAATCCTGACAGACTTGGTGAAAGTCAGTTCCCCTTGCTGTTGCCTTTCTTGTGATTGCGTTTGCTTTTTCTTCACCAACTCTCTTTCTCCACTCAACAAAGATTTGGCGATTGTAGAAAGAGGTTACAGATGTGATAGAAGGCACCCACTGCCCATCAGGAAGATTGTACAAGCGGATGCCATTTGTTTCTTTCTTTTCTAGTTCAAGGTCACCTAAAAAATTACAATGATTAAAGATCATACACCAACTTCCATTTTTGCGAGAATATACTCCTTAACTAGACCAGAACGAACAATATCATCTACACCAAATTCAATAATATCAATTGAAGGCATAATACGAAGAACTTTCATAAAGTCAATAATACCATTCCTCTCATTCGTTTTGATCAGGTCAGTTTGAGTAGCATCGCCACAGAACATGATTTTACTATTCTCACCGACACGAGTAATGATACTATCAAGTTCATGATAGTTCAAGTTTTGGAATTCGTCTACAATAATGATTGCATTGTCCAGAGTAGTTCCGCGAATAAAAGAAGTACTCCAAAAACTAATCGTTCCTTGAGTTTTGAGGTTTCCATAGAGCATCTCAAAGTCTGCATCTGTGGGCATTTGGAACATATACTTTACCATATTCTTATAGGGAATTTGATAAAGTGAGGACTTATCCTCATGATCGCCAGGAAGAAAACCAATTTCACGAGTAGCGACAAGAGACCTAACGATATAAATTTTTTCGTAAGGAGTCCTTTCATCGAGGACATCTTGAAGTGCATTATAAAGAGTGATGAACGTTTTACCTGTTCCTGCGCATCCGTAAGCAACGATGTTTTGATTCTTTTCGTATGCTTCGTATAAAAGCTTTTGATTATCAGTGAGAGGTTCGATGTCTCTCATCAAATCAAGACCGATTGGTTTCTTGCGTTTCATTTGCTTTGCAGTCATTCCAACGCCAATTGGTTGATCGTCTACTCTTTTCCTTCTTGCCATATAAAGTTAAATTAAATAGGTTTTACTTTTGAACCTGGTGCTTTTGATGCTGCACGTAGAACATCATTCCATCCTGGATGAGATTTCTTAAGTCTATCATAGACTTCTCCAACCTCTCCTGCTGAAGGACAAGTAGATGGATCACTCCAGTCTCTTATCCAGTCTGGGTTATCTTCTTTCCACTGGTCCCATTCAGTAACAGACATTGTTACTTCCTTTTGTTCACCAGTTTGTTTATTGATAACGGGGTAAGTTGCCAATTTATGCCTCCATAGTATGTAAGGATATTTATTCAATAGTTACTGAAGGGGGATCAACACAATCTGCACATCCCTCACGAGTCCAACCAAGTGCTTCAGATACTGCAGGGAACTGACAAGTAAAGATGCAACGAACAAGTTCTGCGATCTCCATATGTTCCTTCTGTGTACCGTGTGCAGAGCGAAGATCAATGTAATGTATCCATGAACGCACTGAGCCAGTCATATAGAGTCTTGTGGGTGTTGCTAGAGGCAGTACAAACCTTGCGCACTCCTTTGCCACTCCTTTCTCCAGAAGACGATTGTAGAGGCGTAGACCCTGCTCAAAATGAACACGGATGTCTTCTGTCAGGGTCAGTTTCAAATAATCAGGAATGTCATCAATACTGTTTTGACGATTCTTTGTATCCTGACGACGTAGTTCAGGAAGAGGAATAGTTTTGTTTAGAAGATTCGTATCAGCATAACGTTGAGAAAATTCTTGATATGTGAACGAACGGTGGCGAAGGATTTGTGCCGCCAGTCCACGGGTAGTATTAATCTCAACAGTCATTGAAGCTTGTTCAAAAATACTCCAGTGTTGATGTTGAATACAATACTTAAGTAAACCAGAAAATTTCTCATTGTCTTGATTTGCAGGATTACTTACCCGAGCACAATATGCCATATGCTTTTCTGCATCGGGAGTAACACTAATGAGTTTTACTTCTGGTTTCATAAACTCAAAGTCATCGTACATCGTATTCATCTTCCTCGTCATAAAATACTTCGTCGTAGTCAGTTAAAAAAGTTTTAATCTCTTCATAAACAGGATCTTTAACCTGAGTTTCAGTCTCAGGTTCAATCTCTGCCTTTAAGCATTCTACCAGAGACTCAAGGTTTCTGACAATCAACTTAAGCTTTTCTCTATCCATTTTTATTAACCTCGACAAAGGTATTATAGACAAAAAAAAGAGGGGAGTCAAGTCCCCTCTCAAATTATTTTGCTGCTACCAAAGTAGCAAGAGATGCTTTTTGACGCCTCTCTTCTTTTTGTTTTTGTTCCTTAATTAATTGTAGGAAGTTTAGTTTCCGCATCACTTATGACCCTCCTTTACAAACTTAACACCACGATAGGTTTCGTTGTATTGTTGAGGTTGCTGCATCATCTGTTGTTGATACTCTAGACGCTTTTGGGTGTCATATTCAACACCACGATATACTACTTTAGACATTAGGTTTTCTCCTTAAGTTTTAGGTTAAAGAGCGTTCCTTCAGTCGGCGTTTGCGTTCGCTATATTCGAATAGCGAATGAACGATCCGTTCCGCGTCGGCTTACTTCCGTCCCAAAGGGATGAACGTAAGGTCATTATAGACCTGTTAGTATAGTTATGCAAAAACTTTTGTATAATGCGATACAGTTTAATCGCGTTGTCTCCAGTCTTCTGGTTTATCTCCAGTAAAGAAATCAATAATATCGTCAGCACTATTGAATCTTGTTCTATGATTAGATGGATCAGGATCTCCCAAATCCAATGCATTCATAAAATCATCAAGACTACCTTCCTGCATATCAGGATTAGCTGCACGGCGTCTTGCTTGTCTTAGAATAGTTGCTGCTGAGCGATTTGACTTGGCAAGTTTTTCTGCCCATATCATTTCACTTAACTCTACAGATTCGCCTCTTACAATTCTTTCACAGATTGCTTCAAGGCGAAGACGGTATTGAGTAGAGAGCATATACTTCTCCAGATATAGTGTATTTAGTTAACGCTCAATGTAACTTAATGTATGTGTTTGAGCGTAAAGTTGTTGAATGATGATATCACATCCAATCTTTGGATTACAATCTCCACAAGTATAAACATCAACAGCCGCTTTACCTTCTTCAGGCCAAGTATGGATACTTATATGACTTTCAGATAACAGGCAAATTACAGTGACTCCTTGTGGTTCAAACTTTTTTGAAATGGTTTGAACCACAGTGGCACCGCTCGCAACTGCTGCGTTTTCTAATAAGTCTATAAGACAACGCTCGTCGTCCAAAAGGACAAACGAGCATCCATACAAGTTAAGTAAATAATGCTTCCCCATTTTACAGTGGATTTTCCTCCGCTTCCTTAATCAATGAACTTACAATCTCTTCTGTACCGTTCATTGTTTTAATAGCGAACAGAGATGACTTTTGATATTTTTTAATTTTTTTATATTGTTTAATTACTTGGTCAATATTGTCCAAATCAATTGTAATTTTTGCGTCTTTACCAACTCTATTTTCGCTGGGAGACCCACCAAATCCTGCACTCATTTTCTCTTCTTTTTCTCAGGTTGTTTATATCCCCAAAGTTTGGGATTCACTCGCCCATATCCAAAATCAATTTTTTGAACTGAACCTGGACCGTATTTGTCATAGTACATATCAAAAAGACTTACTCTTTTTGCACAACGAGTTAGGTCAAGATGCTCTTCACCATCTACAATGTACCAAATCAAATATGCATCATTTGGAAAAGAAGAATCTTTTGCTTGCTCTAATGTAGTTTTTTCTAAAAGAATTTCACATCCATATTCATGCGGCAGAACTTTATTGATTTTGGTTTTATTTTCTGCCATTTTCTTTTTTTCTCCTACTGCTGTTGTCATGAACGACCACCCCAAGTAATTTCGGGATAGGCTTCTTTGACATTTTCAAAAGATACTT